GGCGGTATAATTGACGGCCCCCTATACGACAGAGATTTTTAATCAGGAGAGAAAAAATGGCGAAAGCACCTAAAATCATTAAAGGCCTAGATGTAAAAGGTCAAGGCTTTGTTCCTTATGCAAAAACCAAGAAAATGAAAACCACCAAAGGGCCTCAGCCCGGCGCTGGAAAAGGTAAATCCAGAGGCGGCGGATCCGCTGAAAGAGGCACCAATTTCACTGGCGTATACTAGATAGGAGGCACCATGTTAGGGCCTCCGGTTTTTACAACCCAGGAAGAAGTAGACGCATATCTCGATGCGCAGAAAGACATATATGGCGGCGGCGCAGCGGGTGGTGCGCGTGGACTAGGTATTGTCGATCTTTTTGCCGGTGTGCCATGGTTAGCGGCAGATGTATATGGACACCAAGCACTGGATTCCTTGTTGGCGCAAGAAAAGAGACTGGGCAAGCAAGAGTACGATAAGCTTCAGCGCTTAAAACTGCGTTCCGAGGGACTATTAGGACAACAAGGCGACGACGAAGAGGCTAAAAAGAAGACCAAAAAGAGAGCAAGAGCCAGAATCAACCCCCTTGAAGCGGAAACCTACGACGAATCAATAGAGGAGTTTCTTAAAACCTTTGGTTATGAAAGAAACGAACGATCAAAAATTGCAGAAGACGTATCTTTTTGGACCACAGTAGGCGTAGACCTTGCTTTTTTGGCAAAGGTGGTTATTCAAAATGCTCCCAAAGGATATAGAGCGGTCCGCGATGCGCTTAAAAACATCGGCAAAAACGTGGACGAGGCCGATCAAGCGGTTATGAAAGCACAAACGGAAACAGGTTTTTCTGACACGCCGGTACAAATGGAAATGGATTTACCGAAAGCCAAAGCAAAACCAGTCAAAAACACACAAGAACAACTTTATGCTTTAGACACCAGATTGTACGACTTAAACAATATTCTTAAACAAGAAGGCGGGCTGATGAGCAACACCAATCTTCAAAAACTGAGGAGAGAAATAAGCAAAGTTGAGAACGAAATACGAAAACTAACCGCGGCCGGTGCAGCTACCGCTATAACGGGTCCAGAAGAAGCGAAAAGTCCTGGTGCAGAAGAAGTGCAAAGTAGTGTAAACTATGCACTGAAACAATGGATGTAAAATGGCTATAGACGAAATTAAAAAACCCACCAATATTGACAGAGTTACCGACTTAATCGACCTGGACATTGAAGCGGGACAAGAGGTTGAAATTGACGCCCCTATCCCTGAAGACGGGGACGTAGAAGTTAATTTTGCCCGAGACGGCAGCGCGGTCCTTGATTTTATGCCGGACGAATTAGGCGTAGAGGCAATGATTCCTTTTGACGCCAACCTAGCTGATTATATAGATGAGTCGGAACTCGGTGCAATAGCCGCGCAATTGCTCGGTGATTTTGAAGAAGACCGCATGAGTCGGGACGAGTGGGAAGACGCCTATGTCAAAGGACTGGATCTTCTTGGTTTTAAGTACGAAGACCGCGATCGACCCTTCCCGGGCGCAAGTGGAGTTACTCACCCATTATTGGCAGAAGCCGTTACTCAATTTCAAGCGTCTGCTTTTAAAGAATTGCTGCCCGCACAGGGTCCGGTAAAAACGGACATTGTTGGCGCAGCTACCCCTGAAGTGGAAGCGCAAGCTGATCGTGTGCGCGAGTTTATGAATTACCAGATTACAACAGTCATGGAAGAATACACGCCGGAAATGGACCAACTGTTGTTCTATTTGCCCCTTGCCGGTTCTGCTTTCAAAAAAGTCTATTACGATCCTTCTCTACAAAGAGCCGTTAGCAAATTTGTTCCAGTTGAAGATTTAGTGGTGCCGTATGCGGCCAGTGATTTGGAAACCTGTTCAAGAATTACACACATTGTAAAAATGAACTACAATGAGATTCGTAGCCAACAGTTGTCCGGATTTTATCGAGACATAGAAATTACCCCAACCTACACCAGCACCCAGACAGTAACGCAAGATAAGGTCGAAGAGATCGAGGGCATTAGCGGTTCGGGCAACGACATGATGTATGAACTACTGGAGTTTCACGTTTCAATGGAGATGCCGGGGTTTGAAGACCCTAATGGTTTGCACCTACCTTTCATTGTAACTATTGATAGAACCTCAAGTCAGGTTTTGTCCATTCGACGCAACTATTACGAAAACGCTCCGCAAAAAAGAAAGATCGCTTATTTTGTACACTACAAGTTTCTCCCAGGACTGGGTTTCTACGGCTTTGGTTTAATCCACATGATCGGAGGACTCTCTCGAACCGCAACAGCGGCCCTCAGACAACTCATAGACGCAGGAACCCTGTCCAACCTCCCCGCAGGCTTTAAAGCTCGGGGCATAAGAATAAGAGACGACGAGACACCTTTAGAACCCGGAGAATTTAGAGATGTAGACGCACCAGGCGGAGCGCTAAAAGATTCTTTGATGCCTCTCCCTTATAAAGAGCCAAGTGGAACTCTGTTTCAATTAATGGGCTTTTGTGTGGAAGCCGGTCAGCGGTTCGCGGCCATCACAGACATGCAAGTGGGCGAAGGTAATGACCAAGCGGCAGTCGGAACAACATTAGCGCTCATGGAACAGGGGACCAAGGTCATGTCCGCGGTTCACAAACGACTGCATTACGCACAAAAAACAGAATTTAGAATATTAGCCAGAGTGTTCTCAGAGTTTCTTCCACCAGAGTACCCTTATCAAGTAGTCGGCGGCGACCAAATGATAAAACAAACGGATTTTGATAATCGTGTTGATGTTATTCCGGTTTCTGATCCAAACTTTTTCTCTTTTGCCCAACGAATTTCTTTGGCGCAACAAGAACTACAATTGGTGCAGAGCAATCCAGAAATACATAATATTAAAGAAGCGTATCGTCGAATGTACACAGCGCTTGGCTCACAGAACATTGAAGCTCTGTTGGTTCCTGACCCACCTCCACCGCAACCCACAAGCCCGGCTTTAGAAAATGCCGCCGCTTTAATGGGCGCACCTTTACAGGCGTTTCCGGAACAAGACCACGATGCGCACATCGAATCGCACATCACGTTTTTAGAAAACCCTATGGCTACAGTGAACCCTATGGTGGCAACGTCTTTATTATCAGATATTTTTCAACACATTGCGCTTAAGGCGGAAGAGATCGCGGAACAACAACTACAACAATTGGCGCAAGAGGATCCACAATTACAGCAACAGTTGATGCAAGAGCAGCAAATGATGCAGCAACAGCAAATGATGTTACAACAAGGCGGCGGAGGAACCTCACAACCCATGCCGCCTAACCCTTTAAGAGAGCAGCTAAAAGCGCAAGTGGAAGCGGATTTATTAGAAGAAATAATGCCTAGAATTAATGAGGCTATGGACGTTTCCGGTGATGATGATAGTGTTTTAGCCTTGAAGCAACAAGAGCTTATGATAAGATCTAAAGAGAACGAAGACGATAAACGTATCGCTGAAGATAAATTAGCTCTTGAGCGAGAAAAAATGGAAGTAAGGGAAGAAACCGACGAAGAGAAGATGCGAAGTCAAGAAGACATCGCAGCGCTTAGGGCTCAGATTTCCCGTGAAAAAATGGAACAGGCTAAAAATAAAGGAAAATAATGCCAGAGTTTACAACGGAACAAATAAACGCGTGGTTAGCAAACCCACCACAGCTAGGGGACCCTGGTTATGAGGACTATTCGATGTGGAAGTTCATTCAAGAGTGGGAAAAATGTGCTCGCCCCGAAGAACACATACAGTTGGCAAATAATGATTGGATACTGGCCGGAGACCTTAAAGTAGGTGACGAAGTAGCGTCTTCAGAAGGCGTTCAAAAAGTAACGAGAGTAGAGAGGGTTGAAGATTCTCCAAGATGTGAGGTCTTTTTTGAAGAGGGCGACAGTATTGTTTCCTCCTATAGCCACCCTTATTTTGTAAAAGACAAAGGTTTTGTAAAAGTAATAGATTTAGAAAAAGGAGATGTAATTGGTGAGCTAGTTGTTGACAGCAAAAAGTCTTTCCCCGACGGTCCTGTTATTAGTCTTTCCGTGGACAAAGCGGAAACTTATATGCTACGAGGCGGAACCGAAGAAAACCCAGTGCCCGTGCTGTCGCATAATAAAACCCCTGCTCCTGACAAAGAACAGGACAAGCCACCTAAAATTGGGGACCCAAAAGGGCCTCCCCCCGAGGCTTCGGCAGAAACATGGCTTAATCCAGATGGTACGTTAAAAGAAGAATACTTAGCCCCTATTCTCGAGCAAATTTCCGGTTCCCCTTATTTTCAAGCCTTGGCAGGAGAACAGCCCGATCTAAGCGGCTTTGCCCAAACCAGTGATTTAGATAAAGCCATTGCAGGAGCCCTTGCCGGATATAATTTAGAAGGCCCGGACTTAAGTGGCTATGCTCAAAGAGGGGACGTGCAGTCAGCCATAAGCGACGCCCTTGGAGGTCTCGGTCTTGACAACTATATGAGCCTACAGGACTGGGAACAACAGGCGGAACAGTTTGTGGGACAAGACATGATCCAGAACATGATAAATGATGCTGTGTCTCGCGGACTTACCTCAGAGCAAATCCAACAAATGATTTTGGATGCGACAGGAGGAACAATTACTCCGGAACAAGTTCAACAAATGATTGATACCGCTACTGAAACAATGCCTGGCGTTGAACAAATCCAGCAAATGATTGACCAGGCTTTAAAAGACGGACTTTCCCCACAAGAAATACAAGACATGATTGCGGAGTATTTAGCGGTGAACCCTGTTGAAGGAATGACTCCCGAGACGGTTCAACAGATGATCGCAGAATCACAGGCCACTCTTGAATCTTTGGGCGGATTAACCGAGGCAGAAATACAGGCCATGATTACCCAAGGGCTTAAAGACGGTTTAACCCCAGAACAAATCCAGCAAATGGTCTCAGAGGCTACAGGCGGAGCTATAGACTCAGCCACCGTTCAACAAATGATTGATGCAGCGATTCAAGGCATGACCGCAGGCGAGGAAGGACTCACCGAAGACGCTGTTCAACAAATGATTGAGGCAGCTATGGCTGGAGGTATGTCTATGGACCAAGTACAACAAATGCTTGGTGACACCGGTTACATGACACAAGAGCAAATTCAGCAAATGATGGGAGAGTCTGGGTATTTAGGACAGCAAGGAGTGGACGCTTCTGTGCAAGCGGCTCTTGACGCTGCTTTAGGCGAAGGCGGATCAATTAACTCCGCAATAGCCGCAGCCATGCAAGGGGCTGGTGGCGAGACAGGCGGTGGCGAGACAGGCGGTGGCGAGACAACACCTACTGAACCAGTGCCAGCACCCAATTACACGATTCCAACCAGTTATACCCCTTATACGGACTATTCAAACCCGTACGGATCGGTGAGTCCTTATGATATTATGGGTCCAGAGCAGTTTGGAGGGACAACACCTTTTAGTGGCGGAACGACCACAGGAGCAGCCACAGGGAGCGGAATAAGCGGACTACCTTTGGGAGACCCTCTAACTTATAACTATGCTATCCCTGTAGAAGCGCAGGCAGGACTTTACCCAACGGGGACAAACATTTCTTGGGACGATTTTTTAAACTACGGTAGAGCGGTTTCCCCAGAAGACAAAGCGTCTTGGGAAGCTTGGAAACAGTCCACTAATACTTAATAAGGAGACAAAACTATTGACACCATAGATTTTGCTTATAAACTATTGAAAATAGTTGAAGAAAAACAAGAACGAGTTCAACAGATGATGCTTAGTGGCGAGGTAAAAGACTGGGAGCATTATCGCAACTTGACCGGACAGACAGAAGCATTGGCTTATATGCGGTCCGAGATAAACACGTTACTGGATAAACAAGGAGATTAAACCTGTGAGTGACGCAACTTCCGCCCTTGAACAGAAATGGGCGCAGGAGGAGGCTAGTAAGTCTCCCTTAGAAAAAGCCTACGAAAAAGTTGGCAGCAAGAAGACGGATAAGGAAAAACTTAATCCGGAAAAACTTTCTTCTGATCTATTAGACCAACTTCCAGATCCCACCGGTTGGCGCATTCTCATTCTCCCTTATCGTGGACAAGGCCAAACAGATGGCGGTATATACCTGACAGAAAAAACAGTAGAGCGTCAACAAATAGCCACGGTCCTCGGTTATGTGTTAAAAACAGGTGAGCTCGCTTATCAAGATGAACATAAGTTTCCAACAGGTCCTTGGTGTAAAGCCGGGGATTGGGTTTTGTTCGGTCGATATGCTGGTTCCCGCTTTGATATAGAAGGCGGTGAAGTCAAAATATTGAACGACGACGAAATCATTGCGAAAGTAAACGACCCAGAAGCAATTCTGCATAATTATTAACATGAGGAAGAAATCATGCCAGCACAAGAACTGACTAAAACTGACGAAGAAAAAATGGTGGACCTAGACGTTTCCGGTCCTGCCGTTGATGTCGAACTACCCCAAGAAGGCGCCGTAATCACGGAGGTCGAACAAGAGGAGCCTGCTCAAGAAAAAGAACAAGCCCCCGAAGTAGTTGTTAAAGAGGTAGAGCAAGAACAGACCGATGAGCTTGAAAACTACAGCAAGAACGTTAAGACCCGAATCAATAAGCTCACGGCTAAATTAAGAGAAGCCGAGCGCAGAGAAAAGGCGGCCACGGACTACGCGGAAAACGTAAAAAAAGAAAACCAAACGTTAAAAACAAAGAACACCGCTCTTGACGGAAACTATATTATAGAATACGCCAATAGAATTACTACGGAGACAGCGGCAGCGAAGTCGGAGCTAAGACAGGCCACTGAAAATGATGAAGTAGATAAGCAAGTAGAAGCCCAACAAAAATTGGCGCGTTTAGCCGTGGAGGCACAAAACCTCAAGGCTCTGAACGACAGAAGAAAAAGCCAAGCGAGCACCCCTGCTGAAGCACAACAACAAAATGAACTGAAGTTTTCTCCGCCGCAAACTCCAACCACACCTCCCGAGCCCCCTGATCCAAAGGCAGAGGCTTGGGCATCAAAAAACAAGTGGTTTGGCAAAGATGCCGCTATGACCATGACCAGTTTTGTTCATCACCGCCAACTAACAGAGGAAGAAGGGTTTGACGGGACAGAAGATCAGTATTATGATGAGATAGATAAAAGAATGAGAGAAGAGTTTCCACATAAGTTTGGTGAAGAGACACCTTCTCTTGAAACTATTAACCGTCCCGCCCAAACGGTGGCTTCTGCGACACGCAGTCCAAAAAGAGGGCGCGGCAAAAACACTGTGAGACTCACACCGTCACAGGTTGCTATTGCTAAAAAATTAGGTGTGCCACTAGAAGAGTACGCAAAATACGCGAAGGAGTAATATATGGCTAAGTCCAGTAACAACGTAAAAGAAACAACTCGAGCTTCGCGCGAGGCCGATACTAGAGAAAAACAATCTCGACGTAAACCTTGGTCTCCCCCATCCGCATTGGATGCACCCCCAGCCCCTGAAGGCTATCGACATAGATGGGTAAGAACAGAGGTCCGCGGACAAGCCGACACAAAAAACATGTCAGCAAGACTCCG